GATTAAAAGAGATTAATCTTAAAGAAAATTATGAAAATTGGAAAGTTATTAATGTGATTGGTGATTTGTTTTTAGATTGTGATTATAAACTTGAAGGAAACTTAATGACTATTAAGTGTGAAGATTCGTATCTTCATTTATTAAAAAAAGAGATATTATCATTTAAATATCTTTATGAAATGTTTGATATAAAGGAAGGTATTCTAAAATGTAATGATGACTTGATATTTAATGAAAATATTTTGGAATCTTTTTTAAGATCATCAAAAAAATATAAAATTAATGATAATGAATATATTGATATTGATTATATGGGAAGATCTAGTAATGGTTATTCTATGATTAACCATAATTATACATGCGATCCTAATAAATCACATGATGATAGATGTATAATAAATTATTATAAAACTCATCAAGAAGATTTTGATAATCCTCAACATAATCTTAATGGAGTTGATCTTGAAAAATATATAAAAAGACCATATACATCTACTGCTATACATGGACCATTAATGTATCTTTCAAATAAATCTTGTAAAATATTAATAAATCATATGTATAATATCAATTATAATATATATCATTATGATGATAAATCTTGCTCGTATCCATATACTTTAGAAGATTGTGCAATATCATTTATATTGCAAAGTAATAATATAAATTTAATACATTCAAATTACTGGTATAAGGAACTAACTGGTTCTATAGCGAATGTTGAAATTAGAGGAGGTCCAGATATTTGTGGTAGTATTGAGAATAATCCTAATTGTATTGCATTTCATACAAATAAATATAAATATTGAGAATAATCCTAATTGTATTGCATTTCATACAAATAAATATAAATATAAATATGATAAATTACAAAAATTTTATCATATATGTATCTATTAAATTATATCCTAGTTTTTTATAGTATTCTCGGACTCCTGTTCCGCTAATTATAGCAATTTTTGCATAACCATTTTCTATTGCAATTTCTTCTGCCTTTGCAATAAGTTTTTTCCCAAATCCTTTATGTTGCATAGAACCTTCTATATTATTTCCAACGCTATTTAGATTTGAATATACATGTAATTCTCTTATTAAAGCACAACCTTTAACACAATCTAATATGTTTTTATTTTCTTCTTTATTTAATCTAAGTCGCAAGAATCCAATTAAATAATTTTTATCACAATTAGTATCAAAACTTATATGATATTCATCGCTGTCAGACGCCTTATACTTTTCTATATTTATTTTAATATTATCAATAACTACTTTATTTCCTTTAATTTCACGACATCTAATGCATTTACAATCCCATTTATTTAGTTTCATATCATCCTGTAGAAGTTGTCTCATATTTACAAATTTTTTTGAATAACCACCTTCTATGTAATTACCAGGTATATCGCGAATAATACGATTAAGTCTTTTATATTTTTGAACATTTTTTTTAAAATCTTTTATAAGTTCATACAAAAGCGCATCATCATAAGGAATATATGTTCCTTCATCAAACCATTTCTTTATTTTAGTAAATGGAACTATTGCTGTTGGATATATTTTATATTGATCTACTTGTATTCTTTGATCATATAAGATTTCTTCTAGCATTTTTTTATCGATATCATATGATGATCCAGGTAAATTCGGCATTATATGTATATCAACCTTAAAACAATTATTTTTAAGAAGTTTAATTGCATCATAAGCACATTCAATTGTATGACCTCTATTTATTTTTTTTAACACACTATTATTTGTATGCTGAACACCTAATTGTATACGCGTGCAATTATAACGGCGAAAGTTAGATATCTCAGATATGTTAATAGTATCAGGTCGCGTTTCCAAGGTAAGTCCAATAATATGAATTTTTGATGTTTCATTTATTTCAATTTCTTCTTCTAAAGTTTTCTTAGAACGTTTTGGTTCATTATCAAAATATATATTAACAGAATAATATATATCTGTTATAAAACTATCTTGATAATTTCGTGGATATTCACTCCAAGTCCCTCCTAAAACGATAACTTCCAACTTATCTGGTATATGTCCCATATTAATAAGAGTTGATATGCGAGAATTCATTTGCTTTATTGGATCAAATCCATTAGCATTTGCGCGCAATACTGCAGGTTCTGAATATAAATAACTTCTAGGTTGTGCAACCCAATTATTTCCTTTATGTGCAGGTTCATTTGGGCAATATGCACAATCATGTTTGCATGAAAAACGAGCGGTTTTAACTTCACCATCTTCGTCAATATATTTAGGATGCGCTGATGTTAAAATAGTAATTACAAGAACACCTGAATTTGATTTACATTTTTTTTTTGTTATAAGATTTCTTAATTGCTGATTTTCCAAATTAAGATATTTATATATTTTAATAAATTCTGCATTTGAAATAGTATATTTATACTTTCTTTGAATATTCTTTTTAAACTTATCAATATCGCTTATAGTTTTAAAGTTATCAATATTATCTTCAAATTCATTTGCTATGTTTTCCATTAAAGAATTAAATATACTACTTTCTTTATATTCCTTATGATCATTTTTGTGTATATCTTCTATATCTGTTGTTAATACATTAAGTTCAGATATAAAATATGAAGATAAATTAGTAAATGATTTAATAATATTCATAATTATATGATCGATTATGTATTAATCCTAAATCATTTTTTATAATAAATTTGTTCTAAATAAATATGAAATATTAAAAAAATGATTTTACTGTATTATATGTATAATACAGAACAGAGATAAAACAATAAGACTAAACATTATTATGTTTACTTTTCCCTATCATCACGAAAACCCCGCTATATTGCACGAGAAGATATATGGCGAATTTGATATTTATTATTATTCTATGCGGATTCTGCGTAATCATGTTTCTAATTTAGAAACATATCAGGGGATATCTAGGATTGATCTAGATAACGCAGATGATTACTATAAATTAGAAATGAATATTAAAGATAGAATCATCACTACTAAAAATGAATTACAAAATGATAATATAGTATTCAAAATAATTAAGAGCATCAATAAGGAGCATTTCTTGAAATTTATTAAATCTTATTGTAGAAATAATAATATTTCTTACACTACTAATCTTAACTATATTAATATAAGAAATTTCCTAGCATATGCATGTATTGAACTTATTAGTTTATATAAAAATGATATGATTAATGGATGGACAGGTAATAAATGGGAAAAAGTTGAAAATCCATCGTGTAAAACATATAAATATGGTTATTAGACTTGTAATAACCATATCTTAGCAAACAGATAGTGTTATATTGTTATTATACGAAGATATAAGATAGAAAAAATATATTTTAGATTGATTATTTTATATATATTATATTTTTTATATTAATTGTTATATTAAATTCATGATATTTTTTCATTTATCATGTGAAACTTTGTATTGGGAAATTTATCGTAAAATGACTCTTTTTCTAGGAAATCTAACTTATTAAAGGTACAATTTAGGTTATTTTGCTCATTAATTTTAATACAACAAAGATTGATATTTTTAAGCAAATTCTTCATATCTTCATTTAGTTCTTTCATTATAATTATAAATATAATTAATAAAAAATAAATAATCATTTTTTATATAAATTTATAATTTAATTTTTTAGAAAAAAGTAATCGCATATTTTTTTCAAAATTTTTTCGCAAAATAATTTCATCTTTAGATAATACTTTTTTTTTTAATTTATTAAAGTAATATTTTAGAGATAAAAACATTTTTTTTAATATTAATTAATTTATATTAATGCATCATTTTTTTTTATATAAATTATTTTTTAAATTAATTACAATTAAATTGAAGTGGAATATCTTCATATTGTGGTAATACCTTTATATTATATTCATTCGCCCAGTCACCTATTGTTTCAGTATCAAATAAATAATCATCATAATTATAGTTGTCTATAAATAAATTAATCATATTATATCTGTACATTTTATTGAGATATGCAAACATTAATCCTTTATTATTATAATAACTATTATAACATTTATATATTTAATGTTCTAGTATTTTTTCTAGGTCTACCCACGCCTCTTAATATTTTAATGTCGGCTGCGTCTTCAATAATAGATGTTATCTCTTCATCACTTACAGATAAAGTTTCAATATTATTATCAGAGTTATCTATAGATATATTATTATGAACATTATTAATAATATTTTCAATATCGCTTGTTGGTTTGTGTCTTAACTCTGTTATATTGGGTTGATGTCTATTTACGCTATTAGATTGAGAAGGCATAGTAGGTTGCATCGACATATTTGACATAGGTGAATTTAATGAACTAAACAAACTACTTACCATATTAAATAATCCGCCACTATCGGATCTACTATTATTTGTATTATAATTATTTATAGGTATATTTTGTGCAGGTGAAGAAGGATAATTATTACCCATCATATACTGCTTCGCAGCTGCTTGTTGAAATTGTTTCATTAATTCTGGATCTGATTTCAATACATTTTCCACATTTGGCATAGGTTGTTCCTTAAACATTCTGCTTGTTAGATGAAACATAAATGCGCTACCAGATAAAGATATAAATAATCTTAATTCGGGTGCCATTTTTTTACCTGTTGCTTTATATTTATAATGTAATTCTTCAAAAATATCATCATAATCATTAATATTCTCATTAACCTGTTCAGACCACCCATCTAATTTTATAGTAAAAGGGTCGTATCTACTATTCATATATTCAGTTCCTGAGATAAACGCCATTAGCATTTTTTGCTGAAATCTTATACTTCCATCAAGTTCCTTTTCGCGTATTAATCGATTATATTCAGTTCGCATTTCTTCTAAGTCAGAATTCATATTAAACTTAAAAGGAATTTTAAAACCCTTAGACTCTAATCTGTCTAATTGATAGATTATTTCTCTTTTCTCATTTAGTTCGTTCAAAATTATTTCTTTCGCACTTAAATGTCTATTTCGAGAACCTTTCTTACTATATTCTTCATCATCATCATCATCTCCCTCTTCACCCTCTTCATCATCATCCTCTTCTTCATCGTCATCATCTTCATCATCATCGTTGTCATCTTCTTCTTCATCATCATCATCATCATCTTTATTATATTTGTTTTTTGTATTATTTGAATAAATATTTTTATTTGAAGAATTATTAGAATTTTGTTTGTTAACACTACTTGCAATACTGCTATTCTCACTATCTTCAATATATTTTGATTTTTTAGATACACTTTTATTTTTATATATATTCTTCATATTCTTCATATACGCAGATTTATCATAATCACCATTAACTGAACTAGCTCTTGAAGAAGAACGCGAAGACATCGAAATTACATCTTCGCTTATCTTATTTCTATTAAATAATGAATCATCATTCATAAAATTATTTTGAGATACCCTTTGTTGCTTATGTGGTATATTAAAACCCATTTGTTTATTATTAAATGTATCTCTATTTAATTCAATTAAATCATCATTTATATTATTAAGATTTAATGTTGTCATATTATATATTTAATTGAATATCAATTGTTTATATAATATTAATAATATTTAAATGTATATAAATACGCGCGCATAATAATATGCTAATATAAAGGGGGGCATTTATATATTAAAAGGATCACATATATATATAAAGTATAACGCACATATATATATTAAATATGAAAATTTTATTTTTTGGTAGCAAAGGTTGGATAGGGAGGCAATTTGGAAATTATTTAAATAATAATGGAATAACATACATAGGAACAGATGTAAGAGCGGATGATGAGAAAGCAGTAGAAGCAGAAATAAAATTATATTCTCCAACTCATATCATATCATTTATTGGAAGAACACATGGTGAAGAATATAATACAATTGATTATCTTGAACTACCAGGTAAACTTACTGATAATATTAGAGATAATTTGTATTCTCCATTAATACTTTCAATCTTATGTGAAAGATATAATATTCACTATACATATTTAGGAACAGGTTGTATATTTAGTAGCGATGACCCAACAAATACATATATAGATGATGATGAAAAACCAAACTTTTTTGGTTCATCATATTCAATAGTGAAAGGATTTACAGACAGACTTCAGCATATGTATTACAAAAATACTCTTAATTTGCGAATTCGTATGCCAATAGTTAATTATGAACACAATAGAAATTTTCTAAGTAAAATTTTTAAATATAAAAAAATTTGTTCTATGCCTAACTCTATGACTGTATTAGAAGATATGTTTCCAGTTATAATTGATATGATTACTAAAAATACAACAGGAACATTTAATTTAGTGAATAAAGGTCTTATTACACATAATGATATTTTGGAAATTTATAAAGAAAATATAGATAAGTCTTTTTCATGGGAAAACTTTAGCATAGAAGAGCAGAATGCAATATTATTATCAAAGCGTTCAAATATACAATTGTCAACAGATAAACTATACTCACTTTATCCAGATATTCCAGATATTAAAACATCTGTTAAAAAATGTATTATAGAATATCATGTTAAGTAAATGATTATATTATATTTATATTAAGTAGATGATGACTAACTATATAAAATGTGGAACTGTAAAAATAAATGAGATAAATAAAATGATATATATGAAGGATGGAAATTTATACATAACATACAAAGGTAAAAAAATGAATATTGTTAGATATATTCATTCACTTGTGCATAAAAATAAATAGATTATATTATATTAAAAAATGATAATTTTAATATTTTTTATAACATATTATTAAATATGGTTAAATATGTATGCGATAAATGTAAAGAAGATTTTACAAAAAAATCAGTATATAATACGCATATTAAAAAATGCAATATAGTTTTAGAAGATACAAAGGGAATTTTAGAAGATACAAAAGAAATTTTAGAAGATACAAAGGGAATTTTAGAAGATACAAAAGAAGTTTTAGAAGATACAAAAGAAGTTTTAGAAGATACAAAGGGAATTTTAGAAGATACAAGCAGTTTTCATAATGAAACATTAGAAGATATTATTACAGATAATATAAAACTATATTATGGCGACTGTATTGAAAAGATGTCTTTAATTCAAGATAATAGTGTTGATTTAATATTATGTGATCTTCCTTATGGAACTACTAAATGTAAATGGGATACAATTATTAATTTAGATTTATTATGGAAACAATATAAAAGAATTATTAAAAAACCGCAAGGGGTAATTTTACTATTTGGACAGCAACCATTCACAAGTATGTTAGTGTCATCAAATTACGAATGGTTTAAATATAATATTATATGGAAAAAGAATAAAACTACACAATATTTATTAGCAAATTATAGACCTATGAAATGTACAGAAGATATCTGTGTATTTTCAAAAGGCGGTGCAGCTGCGGCTTCAATTAAAACAGGAAATATGACCTATAATCCACAAGGGTTAAAATCAGTAAATATTAAAAAGCAAAATAGTGAAAAGCGTATAGGTAAAATGTTAAATCAGTTGCATCATTTAGGGGCAAATAATAAATTAACATCAGACACAGAGTATACACAAAAATATACAAATTATCCTATAGAACTTATTGAATTTGATATAGAAAATAGTACAATCCATGAAACACAGAAACCAGTTAAACTTATAGAATATTTATTAAGAACATATTCAAATGAAGGAGATTTAGTTTTAGATAATACGATGGGTTCTGGAACTACAGGTGTTGGATGCATTAATACAAAAAGAAGATTTATAGGAATTGAACTTAATGATAAATATTATAAATTATCAAAAAATAGAATAAATAATACTAAACAACCACATGATCATGATATCATGTAAACTTAAATATTATTTTCAATATATAACATTCCTTTGTCATTCTGCTTTATTGACGAAGGTTCATTTATTAATAGATAGTTTAATACGCTAATCAAACTTTCGACATTATCACCAAGAACACCTAAACTGCGATTACAAGAATTACAACAATAACCTCTGAATTTATTATTTTTATGACAATGATCAAATACTAATTTATTTTTTTCATCTTGTATTTTATTACATATATTACATTTTGAACCTTCCGGAGCATTATAAGGTATCCCTTCTTTTTCTGCAATATTTTTAGCAATAGTCTTGCCCTTATTTACTTTGATAGTGCATTCATAACATTCTGGACGCCTTAATCTAAAACCATTTTTATCAAAAGCATCCGTTCCAGAAGTATTACCATTAAAATAGGTAAGTGGTTTACTTATTTTACATTTTGAACATTCTTTATATTTTGTAAAAGCATCATCATATTCTTCATAAGGTGAACTAAAATACGCCTTGTTCTTCTGTCTTTTATAGTTGTCCAGTTCTTTTTCGCTGAAAGTTCTTCTAAACATTATAT